TTGGAAGTTCACCGCCAAGTGAGCGTTCGTCACGTCCACGCTCGTACCAGAACCGGTGTTACCAGAGTTACCGGTGTAGTTAGTCACCGAGCCGCTAATGGAGACGCCAGTTGCGGATGGGCCGCCGGAGGTGAATGACGGAATATCAACAGTTCCCGTGTGGCCATGCGAGCCATCAAAATCAACGGCCATGGTTCCGCTGGTAGACCCCAGCATGGCGTAGCCGCTGGTGTAACCACCAATCTGATAAACGATATTTAAACCATTATCGTTGATGTTTAGGCTAGTAGACGGTGGGTTAATCGAGTGCGTGTGGCTACTAGCGCTACCGGAGAAGGTGTCGCTGTGGCCGTGGTTGATGCTGTGGGCGTGGCTTGGCAGGTTGGTCTCCGCCAGAGTAACGCTGTTAGATCCGCCAGCAGCACCAAGGGCGGTGGTACCTGACCCCCCGAGGGTCTTGTTACTCATGTCAGGCAGGTTTAGGGTAGTTCCCGACTTCCACGAGGTGGGGGCGGCAGACCACAGCGACGGGTATAGCGTGCTAGCCGAACTGACCGAAGAACCGTCGAGCATAAGCCAGCCAGTATCAGCGGTGGTTTTGATGGTGGCCGCGACGGTGCCAGCGGGTACCAGAAGGTCTTGGACAGCGGCTGCGATCTTTGCTGCCGTAACTGCTTCGTCAGCCAGTTTCTCGGTAGTAATAGACCCGTCGCTGATGGCGGCGGTGGGGGCACCAATAGACGACGCCTCTACGCGACGGATGTCGTAAATGCCACGGAGAGCGGCCTTTACGCTATTGGTGTACGTATCTTTGACTTGGAACACGTATTTATAGAGGGGGCGCATCTCCACGATAGGCAGGTCAGTCAGAGTCAGGTCGCTCCAGACTCTGGCCTCCGCATCACCGATATTGAGGTACTGCGCTTGTCCCATAATGGCAAGTACCGGATAGTTCAGGTTATTCGTAGCGACGATCCAAGCGATACCAAACTTGTTGGAGTCAATCTGCGTCAAGGACGTACCGTCATTGAAGTAGGGCAAACTGGCCCCCATCTTGAACGGGAAATTGGTGGGATCATCCATGACCCAGCCGTTAGTCGTCAAGTAGAAGACAGGAATCTGAGCGGGGGAAGAGAGGTCCTGTTCCCACGAGTTAGCCGATGGGGTTGCGGTAGAGACAACGTCGACCTGAAGGTCCTCGTCGAAGAATGTACCGTCTTCCAGCGTAAAGTAGCAATGAGAGTCAGCAGTGCCATCACCGTCGATGACGAACGAGGTGGGGTCCACGTCGAACCCGTTAGCAATAGATGCTCCCCTCGTCCGGTGTAAGTACTCGTGGGTCTGCCAGTCAAGGACAATGCCGTGGCGCTCGTCAGCAAAGAACTCAGCCTTCTGGGTGGTGGAGTTCCAGTAGACGTATGAGGTGGGGCAGTCCTCGTCCCAGACAAAGTAGTTCGTGCGGTACTGGATCAGACCGTCAGGATCGAAGTAGATGTAGTACAAGTCCGTGGTATCAGGAAGCGTCAATGAGGACGTGCCCGTCTTGACGTACTTAGTGCCCTTACACCAGATGGTAAATGAGTCACCAACTGGCTGGATGGTAAAGATGCGAGTGCTGTCGTCGAACGCCATAGCACTCTCGGTGCGGTCTTCGTGCCCCATCGGCTCACCGGTAGCGGCAAGAATGTCAGCACCAGCGTCCTCGTCGACAGGGGCCGCATCGACAGCGTTGAGCCAAAGAAACTGTGTGCGATCAACTGATACGGCTATGAATAGCGATGTCCCATCAGGGGGGACATTCCACACACCCTCAGCATAGGTAAGCCCGGTGGTAGGCATATCAACCACGTTGTCCGCTCCCAACAAGGAGGGAACACGTACCTGCGCCTTACCTGTTACGGGGTCGGCCCAGTGGACTACCGCTCGGTGGAGTTCAAAGTCAGGAGTACTCATGGATTCTCTTGGTCTCGGCTACCCACCCGAATCTTGAGGAGTACGCAGTGTCTGGGGGGCGTTGCATCGGCTCAGTGTTCGTGAACACCAACTCTGAGTTGACGTTCTTGACTAATTCTAACTCTGAGAAGAAGGCGTTGCTGTGGACGGTGTGCTTTACGGAGTGGACGTACCAGAAGCCGTCAAATTCGGTGTCATAGTTGTCGAGGCGCACTACACCTCCCGGCTTACACCCCGCCACACCGATGACCTTAGCCGTGGCGTAGTAATCGTACTTCTCCTTCGACACTGAGGAGATGCGGCGTGCGGCCTCCTCAAAGTTGTCGGTGTACTCAGCGACACGATTGGGGAAACGTGGGACACCGTTGTTTGTTGGGGCAACGGTGCGGGATGTGACATTGAACATCCGGTTATCCGGCTGCACAACCGTGACGATGCTCTCCTTGTACTCTCCGTCGATGTGGCGCTTAGAGAATGAGCCAGAGAACTCCATGACCTGACCCGGCATGGGGCGCAGGTTGTTGTTGTCTTTCTTACGCAAAGTTGACAGCACATGATATGAGTTCTGCCTACTCAGCGCCTTATACGGGTCATACAGGTGCATATGCGTACCGTGTACGTTGACGCTGTAGCCCAAGAAAGTCGCATACCTCGTCAGGAACTGCCAATCAGACTCGTTGGTCTGAACCAGCGACTCGTGGATAGCGGGGTCCTTAACCACGTCGAGGCTAAACGAATACTTGTTAGCCAAGTCTCGTGCGATATCACTCAGCCGGTAACGGTTCCATACGAAACTCGTGCTGCCACGCATCACATAGGAAGCCCCCAAGCAGACAATCTTGGCCGTCTGGAAAGGGCTACCATTCATCAACCCGAAGCCCGTAACCGACTCGGGGCGCACGTCCTCTACGTACCCGTAGAACTTCTGCGAGTAATTGCCCCCCGTCGATATCGACACAGAGACGGGCTTGTTGTAGTAATCAATGATCGCTCTCGGAGGTATACCCGACATCTCCATGACGAGAAGATCATGCTGGTTCTCTGCTAAGTGCAACTCCAGAAAGTTGATCGTCGTGTAATCGATCTCGACGTTGCCAATGACGATCTCCAGTGTCGGAGACACGCCATAAGGATTCTTATGGATCATACCGGAATCCTGAGTACCGTCCCGACTTGTAGATCGAGGGGGAACTTGACGTGCGGGTTGAGGTCGGCCAACTCCCAGTAACGCTCTGTGGTTCCCAGCAAACGAGCCGAGATGGACTCAAGGGTGTCCCCCTGACGCACCGTGTAGAGAGTCGTAGTGCCGGAGTTCAGTTCGCCGCGAAAAGCCCGCTGACCAGAGGCGTCGTTACTGTAACGAGAAGAAGCGCTGTAATTAGCCATAATTAAAAGTACGCTCCTTGGGAACGGTCTAGGGGGAGCCGGTAATCCAGAGGTTGGCTATTCTCCGTCCTTGGAACGGGGTTAGTAGGAGTATCTTCGTAAGCCTCTGCTGGCGCTCCGGCCACCGTCGGATCAAACACACTGGCTGGGTCATCGGCGGGTACCGGGTTATCGGGAGCAGGCCAGTTAAGTGAGATAGTTTTTACTAATTGGTTACTAGTAGTGCCTATGGGCGTTGTATATAAACGGTAATCCTTACCGCTTATCGTTTGGGTTGTGTTGTCTATTGTGATACTGAGTGTCACTTCAAACTTTGCCAAGTAGGCAAACTTACTGTCAGCCCCATGTACCGGATAAATGATGTTGTCCTCAGTTGATGAGGTGGAGGTATCATTGTCCGACCCTCCGGCGGGGCCAAGGGCTTGGGCCTTGCTTACGCAAGCCCATTCCATCATACGATCCCAATCTTGTACGTTATTAGCCTCAGCAACACCGTCGTCGTCTAAGGCGTTGCTAGATGACAGGTTAATCCTAAACAGACGAATGGCGTTCTTGAACGGGTATTCATCAGGATCTGGGGCGAGGTCTTCCGGTAGCAAGACGGTGGCTCCGCCCTGTGCTGCCGTGCGAGTCATGTAGGTACGTATACCGTTCTCTAAACGCTCAAAATTTGGGATAGAACCGCTAGGTGTTGGGGACGGGGACGACCCTATGGAGCCAATACCGGGTGAATACGGAGATGTGTTTGCCAAAACATTTGCGTAAAGAGTGGGGTTTAATTCTGTGAATCCCTGCTTATCGTTACCGGGAACAGCAAGCGTGTAACGATATAGCGTTATGTAACCACTAGCACTAATGTTTACGTTAAGGCCGTTTGCAACCATTAGAGACCTGATCCGCTGCGAGTCGGATTCCCTAGGAAACAGGATCTTTACATGCGCCTTATTTTCAGCAAGTTTACTTCCCGTAGCACGGTACGACACTAAATCGATTATTTGGTTACCGTCTGCTTCAGTGTTAAAGTTGCGGTTACGATGACCGGCGCTTTTTACAAGGTTAGACTCTTCGTCTAAACAGACCATTTGCACAGAAGAAAAGTCGGTACTAAGAGCCTCGTAATAAGCAGTAAGTATGGCGCTGCTTGGTGTAGTGGGTTCTACTTTCTCTAGTTCTCTCAGAGCGTATTCAAAGAACGTGTTCTTCTTAGCAAACCCAATGTACTTGGCCTCAAACATCACCTGAACTGAGCACTGCATGGGAACCATGGTTTCGGTGAACTTAGTAAACATGACGTTGATGTCCTTGACGAGACCCTCAACGATGTAAAGCGAGGAAAAGACTATACGGCAAGGTAGGGGAAGTAAGAACGCAGTGTTACCTACGTTGTAGTCCATAAAACTGTTTACATCGCTGCTGAACTCTTCCGAATCAAATTCCGGTAAAGTCTCGGCATCGGAGTCGTTCTCTGCGTCGGCTATCTCAGCGTTGCTTGCAGCAATAGCCGTCTTAGTTAGATACTCTGTCATGGTGCTGTTGACGCCAACGCCAATAACCTTGTACAACTGAGACAGATCGTGTAGGACCCCAATTTCGGCAGGGTTACCCGTTTCCCACGGATTGCTGGTGTCTAGGCTGCTAAAAGGCAGGTTGTTGTCATTTAGTTCTGCACTTCTGTCGAAGAACAAATCGAAAGAAAACGTGACGTTACCCGGCATGGGCTGTGCGTACTGGGCGGGGTCCTGCTGAATGAAGTTAAGAACAGCGGTGTTCTGCTGAACGGACTGGGCGATCTGTGAGGGGTTGAATTGGAACTGGCATTTTTGTATGGAGAAGTTTGCCCTGTCTTCTCCGAAGGCCAAAGACCGTATGTACCCCCGCTTCATTGGGGGTCGGCTGTTGCCATCCATATCGCGGATTGACCTGTCGGGGTATCTAAAGGGGAGGTTTGTCGCCCCGGTAACAAACGCCCCGGCCCGGTTGCTAGCAAAATTGACGCTTAAAGACTCTCCGGTGGCTTCGGTGTTATTGAGCCTAAACCACTGGTCACTGCGGTACGACATCAGGCAGTCCTCAAATCAATCATGTCGACTTCTTCCTTTATCATCCTACTAACTGTCTGTGCGATGTTTCTTAGATCGGGGGTGCCGGGGGCACCATTGAAGTTGATGACAGGGGCCACGTTGATCGTCGGAGACGACGTGATGTGGGTAGTAGAAGAGGTCGACTGCCCACCCCCAGAACGACGACGTGATGGGCTATACGCCATATCCACCGTAGGGTCACCGGTAGTCGCGTACCCAGCCGCCTGCACAGCGCTGGTCGCCGCACCCATGTCGGTGTTGTAGAGGGGGTCCATGCCCTTATAAGGGCCCCAATGGTAAAACGGAACAGAACTGGACTGGAATAGGACACGCGCCGCTCGCATGTTGACCTCGGGATCGTACAGATCCTCTGGTTTGGATATACCAAATGAACGTAGGCGGTTGGTACCCATCTGTCCCAGCATGTTGATCTGGGTCAGGCCATAGGAGTCATCGCCTGTTGAGCGGTCGGGGTTGTACGCCCCGGTTCTCCAACTACTCTCACGCCCAGCAATAGCCACAATCTTGACAAGATCCTGCCCCCGGAACCCCGCCTTGTAAGCGTATGCGGCAACTTCAGCACCGGTTAACTTCCTGTCGACGTTGACCTTTCGGGTAGACCCGCGCACATGCGATGGCCTAGACCGCTCACTGCTGTAAGTAGTAGCAGTAGTAGTGCTGGACTGTAGCCTAGACAAAGCCTGCGCCCTCTGGGCCTCGATCTTGTCAGATATCGTTCCCCCAGCAATGCCCAGACTGGCGTATATTGCGTACATATCGCTAGTGGCAGCGGTGGTGGACGTACCGCCATCGCCCATATACGCAGCCAAGTTAACAGTCTCGCCATCATCGATGAAAGCGCCGTCAGTACCCCACGGCGCTCCCTGCGCCTCATATTTAGCCCGTGAATTCGGAAGATTAGCGGGCTGAACGTGCCACGGCTCACCGTTAACTCCGCCGAAGTGTTTCAAACCAAACTTACTAGCGTTGGCGTTCATCCACGAGATATCACCAACCATGTCAACAGCGAGACCGATTTCGTGCATCGAGCGTCCGGGGGGTGCTGCGGGGGCACCCTTAACACGCTTCCAATACTTACCCTTCCATTTAACGTCGGTCTCAGTGTCGCTCTCAACATAGCGATCAGTGAACATCGCTTCCTGCTGTTGGGGGCTGCGATAACCCTGACCGATGCCGACCTCGGGGTTAGCCCGCATCATACGAAGCAGGCTGTCTCGCATACGGGGATGAATTCGCTGGAAATCGCTTCTACGTTGCAGGTCACGAAGTGATATGCGGTTACCGTTATACCCATACGGTACGGTAATAGTGTCGTCGCTGGCGGTGCTGCGAGATCCCTGTGACTGTGCCGCTACCCCGCCGCCCTCGGCGTCAGGGTTCGGGGGGTCACCGGCGGCGTTTAGCACCGCACCAATACCCATAGCGGCTATACCGAAAGGCATAGTTGCCGGGTTCATCATCATCGCCGCGCCACCCATCATCAGCGGGTTAGCCAAGGAACCTGCGGCTCTAAAGAAGGGACGTGTGCTAGTGCGGAGGCCAAGCACGCCGCTCAATTTGTCCTCAAGACCACCCAACGCCTTAATGAGCGCTTGGTTGCTCTTCTCAAGCGCTGCCATGTTGTCAATCTGGCGAACCATGAACTGCTCTTCACGCTGGGTCTGAACCCTTGTGGTTTCTTCTTGCTGAGTAGCGAGGTTGTCTTCGATACCCATCATCTGCCGATGGCGGGGATCGGAGGGGTCATACATCCCCTTGCCGCCCTTTTCCCTGAACTGAATCTGCTGTTGGGCGTACTGGAGAATGGAGGTCTGTGCCTCCTCTCCTAGACCAATGTCGGCCAAGCGTGATCTGGTAACCGAGCCAGCAAGCATGGCGCTACGAGCAATAGCAGGATTATCAAGCCCCAAGCGCTGGACCAGTTCCTGACGGGTCTGTAAGGGGTCCTTCATACCGCCACCGATATTGAAGGCATTGGTACCCGCCATGAAGAACATGCGGTTAGCAACTTCCGGGTTCATCAGTTGCTGCTGCTCTGTAAGAATGTCTTGAGTGCTCTTACCGAACCCGGAGGACATACGGAGGGCCTCGATAGACCTCGCTAATCCAGAAGAAGCCTGAACTCCTGTCTGCGCTTGAAACTGCATCATGGCATTGACGCCGCCCGCGCCCAAGCGGTACTGCGTCAGAGGCTGTCGCATGTTCTGCATGACCTGCATCTGCGACTGACCGGTCATCTGTTGCGTAAGCAGATTCAGGCGATCAGCAGATGTGGCATATGAAATGCCCCGGTCGATACGGGCATCCATACCCTGAACAAGAGGCTTGATAGCCTCCGATAGCATCTTGCCTACTACGGCAGCACCAGCAGCAGTGCTAGCCGTTCCTCCCGTCGCATTAGCGCCATGAGCCGCAAAGTAATTACGGATACGCCCGGGTTGTCCTCCGCCGCTTGTGCTACCAGCGCCTCCACCAGCGCCATCGCCACCTCCACCAGCGCCACCGGAACTATTAACAGGCTGGCTAGTGTCGGTACCTGCGGGTCGGGGCGTGCCAGTAGCGGACTTGCCCGTCATGATGCCCTGAACATTGCCAGCAGCCGTGGCGAGTTTCTCCATCTCCTCGCGCCAAGACTTGGTTAGATCCCGGGCTTCCGTGAGATGCTTTTTGAGGGCGGCTAACTGAGCGGTATCTACACGGATACCTGCGCGTACGTCAGAGCGACGGCGGCTGTTATTACCGCCGATCAGGCTCTCTCCGACTTCTGCGTCGGGATCGTTATCAGCCATAAGGGCCTCCGCTACTGATTACGCCATTTCGCCATACGATACCAGAAATCGCGTTGACGAACGGTCATAGATTTGATGTCGTGTAGACCAAACCCTTTGTAGACGGTGGCTATGGCTTCGTATTCCCAGTATAAGATCTTCAGACTAACCGAGTAAAAGGGAGACCCAGTCGAGCAGAATTGGCATGTCCTTGCCGCAACTTGCACACTGAGTTTCCACCTCCCCTAACTTCGGCCCGATCTCAATATCAAGAAGGGCATTAACTAACTTCTTGCGATCCCCAAGACCTAAGGTCCTCGCCCACTTCATAGGATCAGCGGGGGCCTGCCCCTCCGGCCACGAGGCGCAACGAGCCAACATGGCAGTGTTCATCTGCGCGTCGCTCTTAGAGTCCTTCTGGACGGCGACGGTGTCTTCTCCGTTAGGCAACCGAAGAGTGATGGTGCCCTTCGATGTCTCCACCCGAACGCCTTCCCGAACGTCAAAGTCCGGGTAGGTAATCGGGAAATCGTTATCAAGTTCCAGCGTTACGTCGTTCACCTGACTGCAATGAACGCACGGCATCTTAATGAGGCGGGTTTCACCGTAAGTGACCTTCATAATCTGCAAATACAGAAGGTCCCGGTCACCCAGAATCAACTTATCAATGATCTTGATGTTGTTGTTGACCTCGATAGTGCCGACACGGATCACGGTCCTACTGAGGAGAGCACTCATGTACTCGGAGTACATAAGGTCCTTCTTGTTCTCAATAGAGGCCAGATACTCCTCGTCCTCGCCGTTGAGTTCCCGAATCTCCGCCTGAGTATGCCAGACGCCCCCTTCATCGTTGTCCTCATGCAGACCTCGCATAAGATTGACGATGGTATCGGGGGCATCCGGCATGGTCGGAACCGGATCTAGGATGGCGTCATTGACACGTGCGGCATCATCCTGCTCGCTCATATTGTGCTCCTAATCGTTTGGGGTTGTACTGAAATGTATCAGGAGATGGTAGCCAGATCGGTGATGGGCCTTGACTTCTCGTCATCCGCGAAGAGAACGGTGAATCCCTCATGGTTCAGCACCATCTGCTGAATCAGAATCGAGGAGTCACCAGCGTTAAGATCTCCCAGCGAATACGAAGCGGGCCAGCAGTTGAACAACTTATACCCAATCTTCGGATCGCCAGCAGGAGTAACGACGTTACCCGACGAGTTCGGCTGAGCGTAGGTGCCAGCCGAAACCGGATGGTCGTGGACCGTGACGACGATGTCGCAACGATAATCGTTGTTGCCGGTGGCCGAACCCTCCGAGTCGAGGCTACCCTGCGCCCAAGAGTGCATGAACGTCTGCCACCTGTACAGCGCTCCCTGATTGGCAAACACACCCTTGGTCAGAGTGACGGGGCCGTAGTCTGACTGACCAACCATCTTGTGCGGGTGCGTGTTCATGCCCCCTTCACGGTAGGCAATCATTTCGTTCTGAACGGTCAGACCGGAGACGACGGAGAAACCTAACTTCGGCAACTCCTCCCCCACCAGCGTTGCCAGCCGACCGTTAGACGGAGGCTGGATAGTGACCTGAAACTTAAAGTTCCTGACCGGGTCGGTAACTGATGCTCGTGCCATGGAATATTGCTCCTTGGTTTATCAGAGTGACTCGACAGCGTTGCTGCCGCCGGTCCACTGGCTGAGGTTGATAACGATGAACTCTGCGGGGTACTGAAGCGCCACGCCCACCTCGACGTTGACGATGCCCTGATCGATGCTCGTCGTAGTGTTGTTGGTGGTGTTGCAGACCACGAAGAACGCCTGCGAGGCATTGTCACCGACAAGGCCACCAGAGCGGTAGAACTCCGAGAGGAAAGACGAAACCACCACGTTGATGCGGGTCCAGAGGTTGGCGTCGTTCGGCTCAAAGACTGCGAACTGGGTCAACTCCTTGAGCGAGTACTTCAGGTAGTTCAGGGTGCGGCGCACCGGGATGAACTTGTCCGAAGTAGAGCGGGCCAACGTACGAGCACCGTAAACCACGACACCCGCTCCCGGCACAGCCTTGAACGAGTTGACGTACGGGGTACCGTCATACAGGGTGCCGAGATCGGCGTCGGAAAGGTCGACGGCGAGTCCGAGAGCACCACGGATGTCTGCGTTGTAGCCAGCCGGGGCCTTGGCGACCGAGCGCTGAACCTCGGTGCGGACCATGAGACCAGCGATGGCACCACCCGGGTAGGTGGTACGGATAGCGCCGGGGCCGGTCTTGGCCGGGTCGACCATCTTGAGGGCCGGAGCGTAGTGAGCGGCGTAGCCACCGCTCGACAGACCGGAGAAGTTCGACGCAACCGTCTGAAGATCAGTCAGCGTCTCCGAGGTCTTGTCGGGGTCGATGACGACGAACGAATCGCCACGGGCCACAGCCTTGTTGATGAGCGGGGTCAAAGCAGTAGTCGAGGTCTGACCGACGGCGTTCATGATCAGGTTGCCCGGAATGACATCGACCTTGTCAGCGGCCCCAGCGAAGTCCTGCGGACCGACAACGCCCTCAGTACCGCCTGAGAAGGTGGCGACGTTGTCAACCTCAGTGATCCACGCAAGGTTGGCATCGGGAGACTCAGTAGAAACTCCGCTGATCTTGATGTACTTGCTGTAGGTGTTGATGACCGTGGCAACGTAGCGGTTGCCATCGGGGTCGAGCGTAACCTCAGGCCAACGCTCAACTTCCACACCACCGAGATTCACGACAACGGTGAAGGTACCGTGCGCCGAGTTGGTGGTGTCAACCAGCCCAGCCGCAATCGACAGGGTGAGGCTGTTGCCCCATGTACCGTTGCTCATGGCCTCAGCATCGAAGAGGGCGGCAGACGCCGACGAAGAACCGTTCGGGTAGTAAGGAACGTCCAGCGACGCAGCCGCATCTGGGGTCACCGAGTCAGCGGTACCGCCTTCGCTGTCGTAGGTACCGACGGTGCGAACCACGTGACAGGCGCGACCACCGTTGGCGAAGAAGTGATAGACGGCGTAGCCGAGGTCGTAAGCGTTCTTGAGGTCACCGTAGGTGCGCTTGTAGGTAGCCCAGTCGGTAATGAGCGTAGCCACCTCGGGGCCGCGCTCAGCAGCACCGAAGAACACAGCAGACGTACCACCGGTAACGGACTGAGTCAGGCTAGCGAGCGAACCCTCGTTAACGTAGACGCCGGGAGTTGAGTAGGTAGGCATTTAGAAATCCTCCGAGAAAGAGATAGATAGGACATTGGTGTCCGGGTAGTTGTCGGTTAGTGTGCCACTTACTGCGGAAACTCGCTTGACGGCCAAGAGGTCGCTTTGGGGAATCTCTGCGTTAATTTGTACTGTGATGACCTTGCGGAATATGCGCTTCTTATAGCCGGATTCTTGATCCAGCAAATCTGCTGACCGCCAGTCTAGTATATCGCAGCGCCTAATGGTGCCGTCTTCGGGGATTTCAATGAAACCCCGTCGAAATGGGAAAACGTAGCGGAGCATTGCGGCAGAGAGTTGCCGGTCATGTCGCTGACTCCTGCAATACGTAGAGACCTGATACATGAGGTTTACGGGGACCAACTGGTCAGTTACCAGATAGTCGGCGTTTGCATCATTCGCCAATATCCCGTCGATGTCTTCCTGCGAATACTCGGACGGGAAGTAGTCAATACTTGACGCGCTGGCGTTCGCAGAAGTGGAGTAATAGTACGACCGCTCCGACTCCTGCCGCTCTCTGGCGTACATGATGTCGAACAACTCAATAGTGGCAAAGGGGTAGGTCTTCTCAGTCTCGGCCTCTGGATACCGGAAGAACACCTGTAGGGGGCGGCGCATATCCCTGTCGTCAGACACATGCAGGGACATAAGACGCTTCTTCAACGCGGCGTCCTCGGCAAGGGTAAACCCCGGATTAGCCAAGGGCCACCTCCTTACGCATATAGTCCGCTATGGCGTTACTAACATCGTTAGCGGCACGAACAACTCGCCTGCGCAGGAGTGGGTTGGGGGCGCTATCTATGCCGCCAAACTCAAGCGTTTCAACGTAATCAACAACCTCATCATCACCTGCGTAGTTGAAGATCAAATCGCCCTGATTGTTAGTGATATACAGGTAGTCAGCGACTGCCGCCCAGTCTGGATCTCGGAGCGCTTCCTGCCGGAGGCTCTGGTACTCCTCGCTAGTGGACGAGTCGATGACATCAGACAGGTCATCTAAGAGGTAGGCATCCAAATAATCGATGTGGATAGCCATGTACGGGTCGCCTGAAATAAACCCAGAATCCATCGAACTAGAAGCATGAGAAGCCTGCATGGCTTTCCTCCGTGGTTCTGGGCGTTGTAAGGCAAAAACACTGCAACCGACGCGCATCGGCTACACACCCATGTTACACCTAACTAGGAAACGATGTAGGCCAAGGGAGGCTTGAAGTACGAGGATTTCGGGGGCCGTTATCGAACAGGAACTCTTGATCAATGAAGATCTCGTACGCCTGAACCACGATAATGGCTTCCGTAGGGATACGGCCCCTAGCCCGGTAATCGGTGATCTTGTAGTGCCGCCCGTCGTATTCCAGCACGTCATTGAGGTGAGCGTTGTACTCATCAGCACCTTCCAGACCGCAAGAAACGGCGTCCTTGTAAAGGATCGTCGTGCGCAGGCTTTGGGTGGGCTGACGACCGTCCTCAATTGCCCTATACGAATCCTCAACCTCTTCGATATAGATAGTCGGAATCGTGATACCGGCCTTGTAGTTACGACCACCAGATCCGGGGACGCCCTCGTCATAGATGTCGTCGTAGACGCTGTAACCACCCTGAAGGGGCTGGAACTGATACCAGATAACGGTTTCCCCGGCTTCGCGGTTACGCCTGCGAACGTGCTTGTTGATCAGGCTCAGTTCTCGGCGGGGGTCCATTAGTAGTACCCAGTCGACAGGTACCCGGTCGGCGGCTCACCGTCAACGTAAACCTCTTCACGGATATCGTCCGGCAACTCCTCGATATCAATAACACCGTCATCGATCTCGGGGTAAATACGTTCGATGGGGCCGTAATCGCCAACCTCACGAGGCTTGTAGAGAGGCACCAAACGGTTGGTGGTGCGGCTGACGCGGCGGAGGTTGACGACCTCCAGACGCTCCAGCCCGATGTTGAGGGCCTGAGCACGGCGGTTGTACTCGTTGGTCCAGTAATCAAGCAGGCTGGACACCATGCGGTAACGCTGAGATGACTGAATATGGACGGACTCGGATGTAATTACATCGATGTCGCGGCTGTACTCAGAAAGCAGCCCCCACAACGCCTGAACGAGGGTATGAATACCTATGACATCCGCAACGGCGGGGGCCATGTTCGCCAACGGCACCTTGAGATTGTGCGTGTTGAGGTTGATAGCCATATCGGCGTAGAAATCCAGATCAGACGGCAGCATCCACTCGTAGTAGTAGCCGTCCACCATAAGCGTGGCGTTGTTCGGCAAAGCACTACCAAGCCGTATCAAACCGTTACGGTCATCCAGCGTGTACGCAACTGACGCGGACGTTGATCCACCTTGCGGGGTGTAGGCCACCCAGAGTGTGTCAGCCTCCACGTTGGGCTTACCCAGATCATAGGTAATGCCCATGGGGACGAAAGTCTGCTGGAAGGGCTTCTTGAAGTCCCGCAGATAGTTGCGGGCGATATTAATGATCTCAGCCTTAGTAGCCATCAGGCATCCCTAGTGAAGTACAAGGTCACCGTCAGGGGGCCGCTATCTCCTGTGTCTGCCGAATCGATATCAATTGTGATCAGTGCGTCATCTGCGATGGCCGGGTCTGATATGACAGCCGCCGCAGCAGCCGAAGTAGAACTGGATTCGCCCGCGTCGATTGTCAACGGAGTGCTGAGGATACTGCTACCGGACTCGTTGATATCGATACTGATAGCCGACGTGGCGTTGCTGCCGGAGTTCAGGCCAGCGCGGACCTCAGTAAGGAGCGC